CCGCCATGCGAGAAGCCCATTGTTCCCATCTGTTCGTTGAGAAGCTCACGCAACTCCTTGTTATACCCTCTTTCCCTGAGATATGCCTTGTGTTCTTGCCTTAAAAGGTGTTCATTCACATGGGCATCAAATCTGCTGTGGTCGAGAAGATAGAACTTGGGGTTGTTGAACCTCTTGCACATCGCAGCCATGATCAACCCGCGTTCAAGCGGAGATCGGCCCTTGGCGATCTTTGGTGTGCCATCTGGGTTCCTTGCTCTTGCGTAACACCGATGCTCTATATAATGCAAATGCCTTGCGAGGGCCGCATTATATGTCGGTGACCTAAACTGGATTCCTCTGTCCTCCTTGCCTTGAAGTTTGTCAACATCATAAAATTCAAGCTTCTGCATCTCAGTCAGGTAGGCATCCTGCCTCCGAACTCCAACCTTACAATAACGCGCCATTCCCTGTCCAAACCTCAGCCTCTTCATGGACGACCGATTGCCAATCACCTCATTAACCGGAGCTCTGGGACAACGCCCGATCATTTTTGATTGTTCCCTCATTTTCCCACAGAACAGTGCCCATTCTGGACTTTTCAGCTGTGGCTCAGGGGTCGCGAACAAATGTCGATTGCACAGGGTCTTCAACTCCTGGTCGATTGTGTGTTCATGCAACCCGAACTCTGGAACGTCAGCAAAGAATGGAGGTTCAGGCCCTAAGACACATCCTCTCCGCTTTGTGACAACAAAGTCCTCTGGAACATTGATGATCTTGCATCCCTTCGCTAGTGGTCGATTCGGCGCGACGCAACGGTCTATCGGGATTTCCCGTTTCCCGAGTCAAAAGACTTGATCGTCAACCCACTCTTGAAATACCCTTCACCAATGTATGCCCCACTGGTAAAAAGCCCTCTGAAGTACGCCCGTCGCAAAACCCCGAAATAGGTGTACCAGGTGAACACCGTCAAAAACTTCTGAATGATTGTAAAGGCAGACGTTGCGACCATCCACCCAACCATGAGCGGCCTCCCTGTAGTGAGTAGCCCCATGTGATTGAGCACTACTGCCAACCACGTCGGGGTCCAAAACTCAACTGGAGGATCATACCACATGATCGGTTCTCCGTTCGCGTCATCTCCCCAATACAACCGAGGGAAGTTCAAAAACAGCCACCACACCATCCCAAGTAACCACGTGGTCCACCATTGGGGAAACGGCAACCTAATGAATCCCGCAGGGTAGTACCCTGTGAAAAACGTCAGCCACCACAACCACACTTTGTGGGCCCTCTGCTGCACCCAGGCCTCTCTCTTCCGTTCGTTCACAACCGACACCTCTCCATCGAGAGCTTCATTGAACGTGTTGAATTCGAATCTCGTTTCTGGATTGGCAAGCTTATCAGCAAGCCCCATCTCTGTAGGTGATGGCTTCACGCGTTCATAACACGCTTCCATGAGGCCATCTATAAAATCCTTTGGATAGGACTCGATCTTCTTCAGCTTGAGCCAACGCTGCATAAGGTTTGGTAGCATAACCAGGTATGCCTTACTCCTTTTCATGCCCTGCGTTCTCATGTAGATCCAATTCTCGAATTCATCAAGAAGGTCACTGAAAGTTTCAGGTTCCTCCTCCGTCGGTTCCTCCTTCGCCGGCTCGACTGGCCCCGGTGGCGTTGGCTCCGTCTCCATCGGCTCGGGCTTTTCTGGCTTCTTCCCTTCTTTCCGCCCGCCTTGCTCTGGCACCTGCGCCGCCACGTTTCCCGCGTTTGCGGTTTCGCACGTAGATATCGTCGGCTGTGCCTGCGTTGATGGTTCTGAGGGCCTGGTACCATTCATCTGTCTCACTGGCTGAAAGTCCAAATGGCGCTGTGATTCCAACTCGCCACTTGGGGTGGTACTCGGGTTTGAGCGCTTCATACGCTCCACTTCCTGTTCCAACTCGC